AAATGGTAATAATTCTTCACCAGTATATCTTAAATTCCATGTCGATCTTTCAAAAAAAACAATCAATGTATCTTTTACAAACGATGCTGATACAATAGCCTCTCTCGTTGGTGCATCTATATAACCACCACGTCCTATCACGTCATGTCGCCAAGAATTAGCAACTGCACCACCCAATGTCGTTGTATAGGGCACGCCATTTTGTGACCAACGAGCCCTATTTGGATATCTGGTAGCTCCCGCGGGTGCAACTAGTCCTTCTAATGTATTTAAAGCTACCATTCTATCTTTATAAGGAATAAGAATTAAACATCCACGTAGCTGCGTGGCAGCCGCATCAACTACTGGTGTTTGACCATACCATGCAGTACCATTGTAAATCTGTATTCCATCTTGGATTTGGCCTCCACCACCAACTGAATTAGCTACATTATTTGTAGCCCAAAAAAGATAATTATTTGCATTGTCTTGATAGTAGTTTGTCGTCCAAAAGAAATCAGAATTAGTCCCATTCCATGTTTGGATCGTTCCTGCAATGGTATCTACTAAAGGATCGAAAACATTCGTCGCAGAATTGAACAAATAAGAATAATCCTCATCAAAGGCAATCAACTCTTCTCTGTTAATATCCGTTTGTTCATATAAACCTAACCCCATACATGACAATTGTGGAACATGTCGAAAAGCAGTTACTGCTACCGCAAAAGGACCGCCAGCAGGCATTACAGGATCTATAAATAAATCAAATGTTCCTGTTATGTAATCTATAATTCCATAAGCTAATGTAAAGCCTCCAGCAATAGGAGCATCTGTGCAAGTTAAAGTTCCATTGCCATTATCTATAAATGTCATCACAGCAGGCCATAATGGAACACCTACTGTTATAGTAATTGTAACTGTTCCTGGAGATAAAGGAAGATCAGCAACAGCAAAACCAGCTCCACCTGAAGCAAATGTATAAGCAGCAGTAGCAATGTTACCAATCGCAATAGGGACCCCTGTTATGCCTTCATTATGCAAACGACCTAAAATCGAATATCCTGATTTTCTCTTTACCCTTCCTCTCCAAACGTATGCATCTTCTAATTCTGTATATGCCTCTTCGGGTACCCAAAATGGCTTTAAGTTTCTCTGTAAACCTTCTTTATAAGGCCCTATAAACGACTTAGTCATTTAGACTCCTATTGCTATATAACTTCCCGCAAATGAAGCAGCACTCCCTATTACTGTAAATCCTAAATTTGTAACCGTTCCATTTCTATAAGATACATACTTCGTCGTTGGAACTACATTGTCTTCTCTGCCAAGAGTTACTATAGGTGTACCTACAAAGGCAACTGCAAAATTAATTGCTAAGGATGTCCCTAGTGTATTGTAGGTTCCCCAGTTAATTATTAATCCCCACGGTGTTGTTACTCCATAGTCTGTTGCACCACCGAGTCCAGGATTTACAACTACTAAATTTGTCATCTGCTGAACTAGATTTGCTGCAGCCGTATTGTCATACTTCTCAAAAAATAGTTCGCTATCTCCAGCTACTGTCTTTATATATAAAGAACATTTGGGATCTGCTAAACCAGGATCAGCTATCACGCTATTAATCGTAACCTTTCGATGTTCTCCCCTATCTATCGCTTGAGAAAATCCCACATGATCATCATTAAAGACTGTGTCTAAATCAGTAAAATTTGAAGAAAGCTTCGGCTGTGTCTGTGCTGGTTTTTCAGTATTTGTTGGTATGTTTGGATAATATACCATTTACCCCTCCTATAAAGCTAAAGTGCCACTAGTACCACATGATGAACTGTATAAGCCTGCATCATAAATAGTAGAAGCTCTCTGGGTTGATAATTGTTTTAAAGTTCTTCTTTCTACAAGGCGCATTTGTTCATCAAATATTGGTTGTATCTTAGCTACACTTTCCATGTCCAAATTATCTATAAATATCTTTCTAGCAGCGCCTAAAGCTATCAAATTCCACCACTGCCTTATCTCAGGTTGATCCCCAGCTCCTAGCTCATCAGGACTATAATAAACTGTACACCATATCTCATAAGAAATGTCAGGGACTGGATAAAACGTTAAAGCATGATTTAAGTAAAGAACAGCCCTCGGTCTCCCCTCAGCAAAAGATAACGATTGTACGGTAATTAAATTACCAGCAGGAATAGCTGCTGTAAATGTTAATCCAGCAACAGCTCCTGTTACCAAATTAATAGTACCGCCTGCCAATACATCGCCTGTAATAGTTCCAGCCGCATTACAATTTGCTACTACTGTATTACCAGCTACATCTACTGCTGTTATAAAAACACTATCATATAGAATTGGTGTATTAGAAATTGTACCAGTATAAGGACCAGCGGCTCCTGTTCCTGTTGCTAATGTCTGAGTAACAAATAAATCAGGAAAATAATTCATAAAGGACCTGATATCTTGAAAAAACTCTATCTCATAACCCGCAACATAAAATGGAGGCTCAATATTTATATATACATTTGAATCAACTAGATATGACCACTCACCAGCTGTTAATACCCTATCACCACCAGGTGTAGTCGCAACAATTGGTGAAAGTGAATTCTTTAAATCCCAAAGCTTTAAATGAGCATTTAAATCATAAACATAAAAGTCATTTATATAGTTATCAAGATCAGCATTTGATAACTGATTGGCAGAAGGCCTTCCTGTTATCCGCCTTACTTTAGCCCTTATTTGCTCTAATGTTCCTGTAACAGCCATTTTAGACTCCTATCTTACATAAATTCTTTAGATAAGAACTGAACTCTCTGAGTAAAACCACTAACAAACGTCTCTAGTGTTTTATCTCCACGACTATCCACCTTATAATCTCTTTCTTTCTTCTTAATGGAATTAATATGACGAGCTACTCCAAGCGGAATCGTATACGTTTCACCGTCTTTTAATTCATAACGTTGATATGGTTCATCTTTATACATCTTGTATACAAAAGAAAAAGTATCGCCAGGAACTTCTAAGTTCTTAAACACTCCAGTTACCATTTTGGAATCTTCTTCTTTTTGTTTTTCCAATAATTCCTTAGCCTTCTTCTTACCTTCAGCAGTCAATGATTTCTTTGTCTGCATATGATAACTCGTTACAAATGTCATTAACTTCTCCTTAATCTTAATTTAAAGATATTTATTGTTTTAGTTACCTTAAACGTTAAAAGATAGGGAAAAAGCCATTAACGGCCATTTCCCCATCAAATACTTTCATCTATTAGACTGTATAATCTCGGCTAAAAGCCATCCAGTCCATAACATTTGTATTAGCTCCAACAACTCCAGTATCCAAGTACATGCCATAATAAGCAGTGCTATCAATAGTTGAAGTTAGTTTGGTTGCCACCTCACCAGCAATCGTTACTGTAGGATGGGTTACCCCAGCAGCAGCAACAGCAGATGTTGGCCATGCAAATGCAGTCATTCCAGTTGTATCAATATCAGTCGTAATAGTATTAGCGGTAACAGCAGTTACTGTTCCTTGTACTCCGTTAATTTCGGTCATACCAAAATTAGCGTCTGGACAAAAAACAGTTATCTTGTCGCCAACTAAATAATTATGAGCAACTGACACAGATATCACTGCGGCAGCAGCAGTAGATATATTCGTTACCCATCTGCGATACGGCGTGTAATATTTCGCTGGAATTACTCTGTAATCAGCATTCGTAGCTGCTGCTCCAAAACCAGATGCATCCAAATATCCAAGAGTATAACTCACACCAGCCGCAATAGCTGTAACTGTAAAGTCAATACCTGATATTTGTAACATTCCAGTTGTGTTGAACACTCTTACAATTTGCCCAACTGCTGGGTTGCCTGCATCACTAACAACAGCAGGATTAGCGTTAGTAATTGCAGTACCAGTAGCTACCAATGCTCCAGGTGTCTGATCACTTAAGTCAACGAAAGTAAACCCAGCGCCAGCAGCTGCAATAGCTGTAGCAGTAAGGGCACTTGCGCCACCTTCAGTAATACAGGTCGCCTGACCATCAGCATAACCATAGTACCACTCAGATTGAACAACAGCTGTAGGAGCTGATCCCCATAAAGATCTGTTCCTTACTACAAAGTAATCAGGCCTCTTAGGTAGTTCAATAGTAGTTGCCGCTCCTGTAGACGTAAAATGCCCCTGAGCGATCATAGCAAGCGGTGTAGACATATAATTACCTCCCTTATGCTAATGTTGCTCGTAGCATTGTCAGCCACAAGTTGTTTGTTATTCCACTACCAAATGTCATCCTAAAGCCAAGTGTCTGACGAAGCTCTGTAGGATCGTCTCCCCATCCTGGTGGATGATAAATGATGTTTGTTGTCGCACCATCAAGCTCAACTGCACAATACGCCTCTTGAGCTACAATAAACATGTTATATATGTCTGCTCCGAGAAGAGATCCAGCTGTAGTTATAGAACCACGGCTAGATAGAAAAAACCTTACGTTTCCAATACTTCCCCACTCAGAAGCAAGTCTGCTCTCATTTGGATTAGGATATTGCGCCTTGTTAATGAAACCAGCTACATTCTCAAGCTGTGGTATCATTCTTGTGTGGCATAGCCCAGCATATGAATCAGATATCGGGCCTGTTCCGAATTTATTCTCTCCTTCAATCATTTCATAAATAAATTCGGCATCGTTATCTTGCAGCGTAGCTACTACTCCGTCAAGATCCCCACGAGTTACCTCTGTAGGATTGTCTCCATTTACTCCACCTGTACAGTTAACTATACCAGCCGTTGCTTCTAATAAGTCGCGAATTAACTGGTCTTCTGTTTCCCTCATACATTGACCAAGCCTTGCCGTTTCTCCATTGAGAATCGGGTCCTGATTTACAAAACTGACTTGTTTTGTAATTACCGTGTAAGTGGAATACCACCTAGCTTTTATATCAATGTCTGTTTGGGTGTTAACTTGAGCAGGAGGGTTGTTCATCGCAGGATCGACTGGCACTGGCACAGTTTCAAATCTTGAATAGCGTCTTTGCCTAATAATATCACCGCTGTTAGCAGGGATCTTTATAGGTGTAGCCATTAAAGAGTGAATAAGTCTAGCCTGTGGAGTCGACAGCAACTTTCCAGCAAACTTTTGCTGAACTGGCGCTGGCCAGGTAGTTTGCGTAATTGACATCTAAACCTCACTATTATGAGGAATAAGACCTTGCTGCGCGCATCATTTCTGCATAAAGTTCTTTCTTTGAGGCTTCTGCCCAGGCATTAGCATCTGAAAGCGGACTTTTTTTTGGTACTGAATTCAGAGAGCCTGGACGTTTTTCATTTTCTTCTAGTTTTTTTTGCGCCTCATTTTTTCTTGTATCTTGGGATGGAACAATAAGCTTTTTTAATAGCTTATATGTTGATTCCCAAGGATTAGAAGACTTAGCACATGCTTCAGCGAGACCTGGTTCCTCTTGTTCAAATTTTTCAATATTTTCTTTAGTCATTATATCATCGAAATCAGAAAACTGAGATTTTGTTTTAGCAGGCAAGGAAGCTCTTTCTTGTTTCTCAAACATTTCTTGAACTATTTTTTTAGCTTGCTTCTCGGAAAGTTTTTTGGCTTGTTGAACAGTTAAAATGTCATCCGGATCAAGCTTTTCTAGTTCTTCTTCTTCCACGGAGTGTGTAGAAACATTCTTGCTTTCCATTGCCTTCTTCAGCTCTTTGATTTCGTTCTCAAGCATCTGGTTCTTTTTTTCAAAAGATTCAGTTTTTTCTCTAAGTTTAGCAAAATTAAATTCTTTGCTTTTTTCTTTTGGCTTATCATCACCATCTACTTGAGATGGGCTAACTTCCTCAGAATTAGACTCAGGGACGGCGGTTTCCTGATCTTTTACGCCAATTTCTTCTTCTTCAGACATTTAGCCTCCTTCGGAACTGCGAATTCCTATTACGCTGAAGTATGTCATAACGCCGACAAGCGAATTTATATGCATGATAATAAAAAGTTTATTTAGCTCAAAACAAAAAGTATTTTAAATCTTTGTTACTTTAACTGCTTGTTGATTTAAATCAAGGTTATTTTCTTTTATATATTGGCGTATCCATGCAAGAAGATAAGGACTGTATTTGTCTGGATTGCGAAGAAAGGTTTTCATAGCTCCTCGTTCAGGTATTGACCAAAGAAGAATTAGCTTATCTGTCTTGTAATTATATTCAAAATAATCCATGGACTCATACATCCTATTGAGTTTTTTATCTTTGGGAAAAACAGTTATAATTAATTGAACTTCTTTCCAGTTAGATGAGTGGCGCTTTGTTTCTACCAATATATAAATTATATCTAAGTTAAATTGAGCATGGTCTTCAATAGCCTCTATGACTCTCTTTGAATACACCTTTCCCATCTCATTCGCCAAATCTCCAGCAGCAATATTAAAAGCAGGTGCATGTATTTTATCTTCGGTCTCTTTAACTATTTTAGGCTTAGACATGTGGAATACCCCTTAAATTGTTAAAAGAAGGGGGAAGGCAAAAATCTTCCCCAAGAAAATTTAACTAATCATAAATGTTATTTATATCTTGATCGGTATGTAGGCTTTG